CGCCGATATCTTTAACTTCGTTTTCTTCTGGGCTGTCATATGCAGCATAAATACCAGTCTCATCTTCGTTAAACTTACCGTATCTAGATGCAATTGTCACCAAGGCATCCGCAAGCGCAGCTTCTTCTTCTACAAGGTCTTCTGCAACCTTATTCACATTTTCTTTTGTCACTCTATAACCTCCTCCTCTTTTTTTGTATTCCCTAACAAGCCATGCGTTTGCATAGGCTGACGGATATACATCAAACTTTGCTTTTGCCTCCGCCTTGACTCTTGCATAGAGAGCCGGATTAGTCGGAACATTACCTTTTTCAACCTTTTCTTTATCTGTTGAGACATTGATTGGTTTTTTGTCATCTCTTGTTTGGGTTGACTCTGCCGTTCTTTTTCTACGAACTGCGGAGGCAATCTGTTCTGGTGTCATTCTTGCTGCTTTTGAAGCAGGAACGCATTTGGGGTATTTGCCAGTTTTTGCGTCATCTCTGCCACAAGGCTCAAAACCACCACCTTTTTTAGGTCTGGAAATGTCAACCCATTTTTCGCCAAACCACTCTGTTAGTGATTTCAGTAGATTATCAACTTCTTTTGCATCAAGCTTTTGATCAGACATAGTGTTTCTATTTTATCACGATTTCACTTGTAATAGCTATATAGCTCATCTCTTTCCCATCTCTGGACAGGAATGCTAATGTTATGAAAGGCAATGTATGCATCTTCTGATGAGTAATATATTCTCGCATAGGCTTTTCGAGCACCCTCGTCATAGACAGGGCACGCAGGATTTGGGTCTAAATATAGAGCTTTGTATTGATACTTATCAGGCTCGTAGTGAACTGCATTCACAACCTTCATCTCTTTCATACAGTACGGACACACTTTTACGGGATACGGAAAATCTTTAATTAGTTGACCAAAAATCATTCTTCCTCCGCTTTTGAGTTCAAGATATAGTCAATAATATCATCCACTGACTTGTTTGCGATCTCAATTCCATCCATTAAGGCAGAAAGCTCATCAATAGACATCATATAATCCTCTGATGGGGAGGAGATGTAAAACGCTGGGATGAAGCTGTCTTCAAAGGGGACAGCCTTGATGATGATAGTTAGCGTTTCAAGGTCTTCTAAATCACCATCATCTGAATAAGGGACTATCCTCATCGTAATCAACTCCATCCGGGTACACAAGCATCACATCTTGGTACGATGTGAGCAATTTTTTTGTAACGATCTCCAGTATAGCGGTTTCTGGGACTCTTTTTTTACCAAAAAACACAACAACAATATATTCGTTAATCTTGTCGTCAAAAAAAAGATTAAAATTCTTATCTTTTATTAAATTAACTTTTCTTTTTGCAAAAACTTTAAGATATACTTTAATAAATTTAGCAGTTGAGGCTGGCGAGGCATATACGAATACTTTGCCTGAAGTTAGGTTCTTTAAGAACTCCGTGATGTATGGATAGGGATACCATGTATCACTAATCAGAAGTAATTTTTTTGTATTCAAATACTCTTGATTAATATCTTCAGGATTCATTAAGTATTTTGCTCATAGAGCAATTCTACCTGATTCAATAAAAGCTTCATGCGAAATAGGCATTGTTTTCTGAAAGATGTCTTCGATTACTTTTGCATACTCATTAATCTCATACTGAGCATTACCTTCATTCCTTAATGAAATAAAGTTAATCAAACTTCTTGCATTAACTGTCCAGATAAACTCCGTATATTGTGTGACTGGTAACACACAGCGAGCAATTTCTTTGGCTATACCAAGATCAATCAGCTTATAATAAGCATGATCAGCCTGAAGTATTGTTTCTTGAAAGATTGAATAGAAGGCATCTTTAACTTCTGGATCAGAGATTTCTTCAAATGTATAAGCTCCGGGTTTACCAATTTGTTTACGAATTTTGTCGTAAGACGGGGTGTAATAGTCAATGTTTAAAGGCTGATGATAGCGCATGCTCATTTCGTTAAACGAAGACCAGCGATGACGCACCCACTCTCTAGTGACAAAAATTGGAGCTTTGATTCTAAATTTAAAGACACAGTGTTCAAACGGTGTTGCGTGTTTGTTCCTCATAAGATACTTAATTAAGCCTATTGAAGATTCATCTAACTCTTTAACATAAGTAGCAAAACTAACTTTTGCAGCGTTAACAACATCAATGTCAGATGCCATGCAGTTAAGCAATTCAATTTCGCCATTGTCTAGGACATCGTGAACGGTAGTATAAGTCATGGAGCCATGTTATCAAAAAATTTTTAGTAATCCGCACATTCCTCTAAAAAAATTGATATGCTTCGCATCTGGGATGCGCCAGTATACTAAGTATGCTAGTTATACAAGTATGCTTATTGTTATATAAGTATACTTAAGTATACTGATAACGCTTTGGATGGTAAAATTTGGATATGAAAATTATTGCAATTGTTGAATCGGATGAGTGCGGACCTGCAGTCATCCTTGATTCCGATTGCATTGGGATAACTAAGTTTGATGACTTTTACATTGCTGCTGCAAGATGTGTTTACACAGATTTGCCAATAACTTGTGAAATATCTGAAGAAGACGCACTGATTTTGATTGAAAAAGGTGTAAACTGTATATCAATCAGCTCTGAAAGCTTCAAGTAAGCAGAAGAGTTATCCCAAGGAGAATATGAAGAAGATTAGCTGGTTCAGCTTGAGCAATGTTGATATCAGTGGCGAGCTTTGGGCTAGTCAAGGATATGCCAATGCTGCTATCAGTACTATTAGAGCACTACAAGCTAAAAAAGTAGGTGTATTTTACAATAGAGCTGAGATACCCTTTCATATCAACTTTTGCCAACCTCATTATTATCAGTTAAATAATGACTACAAAGTAGGATACACCCCTTGGGAATCTACAAAAATTCCTTCTGGATGGAAATACAATATGAGTCTCTGTAATGAGATCTGGGCTACCTCTAGTTTTGTTAAAGATGTATATGATAAAGCCAATGTCAATGAAAATGTATATGTAATTCCTCACGGAATATCTGAAGAATTTCTTCCTGAAGAGAGAGAACTATCTCAAACATTTAATTTCCTACATATAGGTGGAGACTCTAAGCGTAAGAATGCACAACTTGCCGTTGATGCCTTCCTAGAGTTGTTTGACGGTAATATGGATTATAAATTAATTCTTAAATATAATAACTTCTGTCACGCAGAAGTGTATATTGACAATAGATTAGTACCAGCTACTTCTCATCCTCAGATTATTGGTATTCCAGAATCTTATGATACAGATCAATTAGTTAATCTTTACCACAAGTGTCACTGTCTAATTTATCCTACTAGCGGTGAAGGTTTTGGAATGATTCCTTTTGAAGCAATGGCTACCGGATTACCTACAATCGTTACTGACTTAACAGGCTGTAAAGATTTCTCGCATTACGGGATTCCTCTGCCAGCTGAGTTTTCAGACGCAGAATATCATTCTCATCAATACGGAACTGACACAGGTATGTGGGCAACTCCTGATTTTGAAGAGTTGATTAACTTGATGACAAATGTAACAAACGAATATGAAGAATTTAAAAAGTTTGCATTCCGCTCGGCAAGAACAATTCACGAAAAGCACTCATGGGCTTCTGTTGCTGATATGATTCTAAATCGTTACACCGAATTCGAAAAAAATTACATTTAGTCCTAAGCACTAATCGGTGCGGTGTAGCTCCCCAATTGATAATATTAAAGCCTACTACTACAGGAGCCTCAGTGACCAATAATAATCCTAAGGAAGATTTTTTTTCCTTCAAACTAAGCGAAGATTTCATTTCTTCATACCGCCCAAAGAAAGCACCATTCGGATATCAGGATGCAGCAGGAAACTCTGTTGGAGAAATTACATTTCTTCGCACATATTCTCGCAAGAAACCAGATGGAACAAAAGAGACATGGGTTGATGTTTGCGAGCGTGTAATCAACGGAATGTATTCTTTGCAAAAGGATCATTGCCGAAAGAACCGTCTTCCTTGGAATGGTGTAAAAGCTCAGTCAAGTGCTAAAGAAGCTTTTGACCGTTTGTTTAACCTTAAATGGACACCACCGGGTCGTGGTCTTTGGATTATGGGAACAGAACTTGTAAATGTTCAGAGAAACTCTGCTGCTTTGCAAAACTGTGCTTTCGTATCCACTGCGGAAATGTCAAAGGACAATCCAGCGGAACCATTTGCATTTTTAATGGAAGCATCAATGCTCGGAGTAGGTGTTGGATTTGACGACAAAGGTGCTGATAAAGATTTCACCATTCATGAACCAAATCGCCCAACAATTACTCAGTTAATTGATGACACCCGTGAAGGCTGGATGCAATCAACTGCTGACTTAATCAATTCATATCTCAAATCAGATCAAAGTCCAATTGTTTTTGATTATTCAATGATTCGCCCAGCAGGTACTCCTATCAAGACATTTGGCGGTACAGCTGCTGGTCACGAACCTCTTGAGAAGTTGCACAAGTATATTCGTAAGATGTTCCTAGGTCGTGATGGTCAAAAATTAACACGAGTTGACATTGCGGATATTGGTAACATGATTGGAGTTTGTGTCGTATCGGGCAATGTACGCCGTTCTGCTGAACTTCTAATTGGTAGACACAACGATGAGACCTTCTTGAGTTTAAAGAACGCAGAAGCCTTCCCAGAGCGTAACTCTTATGATCCAGAAAATCCGGGATGGGCTTGGATGAGTAACAACTCTGTAGAAACAAATGTTGGCGAAGATCTATCTCACATTGTTGAAAGTATCGCTCTCAACGGAGAACCCGGAGTCATCTGGTTGGACATGTCTCGTAAGTATGGTCGCCTAATTGATCCACCAAATAACAAAGATTGGCGTGTAGCTGGATACAACCCATGCGCAGAACAATCTCTTGAATCATACGAATGTTGCACACTTGTTGAGACATATCTCAACCGCCATGAGTCTCTTGATGACTATAAGCGCACATTGAAGTTCGCCTACCTTTACGCAAAGACAGTTACTCTTCTCCCGACTCATTGGGAAAAGACAAATGCAATTATGCAGAGAAACCGCCGTATTGGAACATCGATGTCAGGCATCGCAAACTTTGCTGACAATCATGGGGTTCCGACACTTCGTGAATGGATGGATCAGGGTTACGAGACAGTTAAGCGTTACGACAATGTTTACTCAGAGTGGTTTGGCATCCGTGAATCAATAAAGATGACAACAGTTAAGCCTTCAGGAACTGTTTCTATTCTGGCAGGGGAGTCTCCGGGAGTTCACTGGACTCCGGGTGGAGAATACTTCAATCGTGCAATTCGTTTTGCAAACGATGACCCAATGCTTCCTTTGTTCAAAATGGCTAACTACCGTGTTGAGCCAGCTTCTGAGTCTCCAGATACAACCAGTGTTGTATTCTTTCCGATTAAGTCAAACGCAAAGCGTTCTGAGAAAGATGTAACCATCTTTGAGAAGATGGCAATTGCATCGGTAGCCCAGCGTTACTGGTCTGATAACTCTGTTTCGGTAACAATCTCGTTTGACTCTGAAAAGGAAAAGGATCAGGTTGGAACTGTTCTTCACATGTACGATGGTCAGCTTAAAACTGTTTCGTTCTTACCTCAAGGCAACTTCACTTATCCACAAATGCCATACACTCAGATCACAGAGCAAGAATACAAAGAAGATGGTTTGGATAAATTATTCCCAATTGACTTTGCTGGTGTGTATGCAGGAATGGCTGCAGATGCAATCGGAGAAAGCTACTGCAGTACAGATTCTTGCGAAATCA